TTTTAGTTTTACCTTTTACACCAAAAGAAAAAACTAAAGGTGGTTTAATATTTTCACAAGAATCTTTAGATAAAGCAAGGATCGCAACTAACTGCGGTTATGTTTTAAAAATAGGACCAGATGCATACAAGGATAAAGATAAATTCCCTGAAGGCGCTTGGTGTAAGAAAAAAGATTGGGTGATCTTTGCAAGATATGCTGGATCACGTTTACCAATAGAAGGCGGAGAAGTCCGTATTCTTAACGACGACGAAGTTTTGGGTACCGTTGCTGACCCAGAATTTATGTTGCACTACATTTAATTTCATAGGAGGAAACTATGCCAATAGACAACGAAGAACAAAAAGATATTCCTATGGTAGACATTGATACATCAGGACCTGATGTAGATATCGATGTGCCATCGGAAAAAGAAGAAGTAAAAAAAGAAGAAGTAAAAGTTGAACAGGAAGAAACTGTTGAACAAGTAAAAGAAACATCTGCAGAAGGTGAAGAGAAAGATGAAGAATTAGAAAGTTATAGTAAGAAAGTCAAAAGAAGAATTGATAAACTTACTGGAAAAATAAGAGAAGCTGAAAGACAAAAAGAAGAAGCTTTAGTTTACGCACAATCAGTAAAAGCAACTTCAGATAGTCTTAAGAAAAAATACTCTCAACTAGAAACAAATGGCTTAAAAGATAGAGAAGAAAAAATTCAATCTAATCTTAAAGCTACTTATGCAACATTAGCAGCCGCAAGAGAAGCCGGAGATTTAGAATCTGAAGTTAATGCTCAAAAAGAAATTGCTAGACTTGGTTATGAAGAAGCAAGATTGGAAGAGCAAAAAGATAATACTTCTAAAGCTGAACTTATGGAAAGACCTGTAAATATTACACCATCTAGAAAAACCGAACAAGCTAGAAGACCGGATCCAAAAGCACAGGAGTGGGCTGAAAAAAACAGTTGGTTTGGTAAAGATAGTGCAATGACTTACACTGCTTTTGATATACACAAAAAACTAGTGGATGAAGAAGATTTTAACCCTGAAAGTGATGATTATTACGCAGAGGTTGATAAAAGAATAAGACTTGAATTCCCTCACAAATTTGGTAGAAGTGAGGATAGGGAAACGACTACACCTGTACGAACGGTAGCTTCGGCTAGACGTTCTGTCAAACCTGGTCGCAAAACTGTGTCTCTCACACCTTCACAGGTCGCAATAGCGAAAAAATTAGGTGTGCCACTGGAAGAATATGCGAAACAGTTAAAAATCACGAAGGAGGTATAGCATATGAAAAATGAAGAAAACAAAAAGACCACCCGTGCAAGCCAGTCTAGATCTAAAGAACAAAGAACTACGACATGGGCTCCCCCGTCATCTTTAGATGCACCACCTGCGCCAAAAGGTTTTAAGCATAGATGGTTACGGACAGAAGTTTTAGGGTTTGACGACACTAAAAACATGTCTGGTAAATTAAGATCGGGATATGAATTAGTTAGATCTGATGAATATCCAGATACTGTTTACCCAACTATGCAAGAAGGAAAATACGCAGGAGTTATCGGAGTAGGCGGCCTTGTGTTGGCAAGGATACCGGAAGAGATCGCACAATCTCGAACTGAGTACTTTAAAAAGCAAACTCAGGAGAGAAACGAAGCAATTGAACACGATCTTATGAGGGAACAACATCCAAGTATGCCGATCAATAGTGATCGACAAACTCGTGTAACTTTTGGTGGTTCGAAGAAACGTTAATTTTTTAACAATTCCTACCCGCTAAATTAAAATAAACCGTGCTGGAGGTCCTTCGGGACAGGCACATAAAGGAGAAACAACTATGGCTAATAGCTCAACTACAGGCTTTGGTTTAAGAATGATCGAAAGATTAGGTAATACACCTTCAATCGGCGGTCAATCTGAATACTTAGTCGAGTCAGGTTTAGGAGTAGGTCTTTATAAAGGTAACCCTGTTTCACTGCAAGATGCAGGTGGATCAGAAGGCTTTTTACAAGATGCTAGTTTCGCAACTACAGACGACACAGGTAATGGTGGCGCTGCTTACGATAATGGGGCTGACTCATTATTAGTAGGTGCTTTCAACGGAATTTTTTACGTTGATAGCTCAACAGCAAAACCAAGATTTGTAAATTCTGTAGACGCAGGAACAATCTTTGGAACTGACTATAATACTGGAAGCAGCAATGGTACTGCATTCGTGAATGACGATCCAATTCAAGAATACATGATCAAAACGGACGCTGCATGTCCAACAAGTAACAACGGAAAAAGCTTCAACGTAACATCGTTTACAGCTACTGACAACAAAGACGGTCAATCGACTGTACTTTTAAATGTTGCCGGTGGTTCAGCTACAACTAAAATGTGGAAAGTTGTCAGAGTCGGTCAAGACCCTGAAAACAAAGACATTTCAGCAGCTGGTGTAAACATGGTTGTTGTAGTTAATTCTGCAAGTAACTTGTACATTAACTAAGCTTAGGAATAGGAGATAAAATACTATGGCTATATCACGATCACAACTAGTTAAAGAACTAGAGCCAGGTCTGAATGCACTATTCGGCTTGGAATACAAAAACTACGAGAACGAACATGCTGAGATTTTCGATACTGAATCATCTGACAGAGCTTTTGAAGAAGAAGTAATGTTATCTGGTTTCGGTAATGCGCAAGTTAAAGCTGAAGGTCAAGGTGTATCATTTGATGATGCTCAAGAGACTTTCACTTCTCGTTACACACATGAAACAATCGCTTTAGCGTTTTCAATTACTGAAGAAGCAATTGAAGATAACTTGTATGATAGACTTGCGTCTAGATATACAAAAGCATTAGCTAGATCTATGGCTAATACTAAACAAGTTAAAGCGGCTAACGTCCTAAACAATGGTTTCGATGGAAACTTTGCGGGTGGTGACGGAGTATCACTTTTCGGTAACAACAATGTGGGAGCGATCGTAAATCACCCTACATTAGCCGGAACGTTCTCTAACCAATTGCAAACTCCTGCTGACCTTAACGAAACATCATTAGAGCAATCTCTAATCGATATTTCTGCTTTCACTGATGAAAGAGGTCTAAAAATCGCTGCTAGAGGAATGAAAATGATCATTCACCCTAACCAGCAGTTTACAGCAGAGAGACTAATGGAATCAAAAGGTAGAACGGGAACAGCAGATAACGATATCAATGCAATCGTATCTAGAGGAATGGTACCTCAAGGTTATGTAATTAACCATTACTTAACTGATACAGATGCTTTCTATATCAAAACTGACGTACCTAATGGTATGAAAATGTTCAATAGATCACCTATTTCCACTAAAATGGAAGGTGATTTCGATACTGGAAACGTTAGATACAAAGCAAGAGAAAGATACTCTTTTGGATTCTCAGATCCAAGAGGTATGTATGCTTCTGCAGGTAACTAATAGTTAAATTTTTGAGGGGCGTTAATCGCCCCTCATCGAACAGAAAATTCAAATGGGAATATACAAAGCTTTAAAAAAGAGAAGTGAAGATCCTAATTGGAGACCAAGAAATAAAGAAAGAATGTTACAAAGAATAGAAGAAGGTATTAAAAGAAATCAAAGTTTATTGGAAAATAATCCTAAACCTGCTAAGGTAGATTTGATAAACGAAAAAATAAGTTTTTTAACAGCTAAAAAAGAAGAAATATCAAACTACGAATAAATGAAAAAATTTAAAGTAAATATCTGGGCGTATAATCATCACGCTAAATTTACAGTAGAATCACAAGATTCCCCGACTGACCTTGAACAATCAATCCTTGACAAACTAGGAGAAAATAGTATAGTTTGGGAAAATCTTGGCGTTAGTTATGACGACAAGATAAATAGAATAACTTATGAGGAAGTTATAAATGATACAAGACCTATACAAAGCAAAAAGGTCCTTGGAGTTGAAGTGGGAACAGGAGCATCTGGACAATAACAGATACACTCTTGAGATGGTTAGAATTGACGACAAAGTCAAAGAAATCATCACAAAGATTAAGCTAGAAGAAGCTCAAATCGCCCATAGACAGAACACAATTGAAGGTTCTACTCCTGAAGTTTCAGTAGCTACTTAAACAAAAGCTACATCGTTGGAAAAAATCCACTCCACACTACAGGATCTCTTGCACTCTACTTAAAACTGTTGTATAAAAATCACACTATATATTTTTTAAAAAAATACAGACGCATATAGTCGACGGCCTAAAGACTGTATTTATTAATTAGGAGGATAACATTATGGCAAGAACTACATTTTCAGGACCAATCGTAGCTGGTAAAGAAGAAACAACTACATCAAAAGGTTCTGACGGAGAAATTAAATTACTTAATAAAACTAATGGAAAATTAGTTTCTTTAAAAGCATCAACAGCAGCAGCTGCTGACGTAACTTTTACATTACCTGCTTTAGACGGTACTTCAGGTCAAGCTTTAGTTACTAACGGAGCAGGAGTTTTAAGTTTCGGAGATGTCGATCCTGATGATCCAGTTGTAACTTTAACATCTGCAGCAGCGATTGATGTTGATTATTCAACAGGAAGTCAGTTTGCAGTTACATTAGATACAAACGCAACTTTTTCATTTTCAAATTTTCCAACAGGTGGAAACTTAGTTATTACAATAACTCAAGACGGAACAGGTGGACGTACAGGTGCTTTCACAAGTTGTCTTTTCCCTGGTGGATTCCCATCACTATCATTAGCAGCAGGTGACATTGATGTCGTAACTGTTTATAATGATGGAACTAATTTGTTAGCAAACATTGGTAAAGATTATCAGTAATCTTAAACAATAATTAACTAATAAATTAAGGAGAGTAAAATTATGATAGAGAAAAGAATACAATTTGGAATAA